TTTGTCCCCGGCGAACTCGTCCCAATGCCCACGTCACCCGCAGCCGTGATACGCATCCGCTCGGTGAGAGACCCGCCATCTGCTTTTGTATTAAACAATAAATCACCGCCCAGATTTCCGGCGGTTGAACCGGCTGTGATTGACCACACCCTAGCAATTTCTTTATTTGAACTATTTCCCTCTGTACCAAAACCAATTCGCCCTGCTCTATTGCCAGCGACAGTTGCGTCAGATGTCAGCCAAAGGTTGCCGCCAGTACTTGAAGCGCCATAAATCCCTAAAACTGACCCACCATAACCAGCCGTGTTTGGTGAGGTAGTACCAATCCCGACGTTTGTGCCATCAAACACAAAGTTCGCAGACCCAGCAAACGCACCAGCATTGTTGTACTGGACTTGCGTGGTTGAGCCACCGGGAGTCGATGTAATGCTAATATTTCCCGACCCCAAGATGCTGGTGCTATTGATAGTCTTGAAATCAGTGCCAGAGACGGCAGCAGCTACTGCGGTACCGTTTCCGACAAGCACCCCAGTGACTGAGGTTCGTATCGTAATAGCCGGAGTGGTTGTAGCGGTCGCTTTTGCTATCGTTCCTCCGAATCCGTTAGCAGTAGCTACAGTAACCGCATTTTGGTCAGCTAAAAGCGTAACGGTACCTGCGCTACTTTTGTAGTAGAGCTTACCGTCAGCGTAGTTCAGTGCAAGCTCGGCACCATTAGCGGAAGAGGTAAGGTTCGCCGCTGACGGGATATTCGAAGCGGTTCCGCTGCCATAAATAAGGATGGGGGTGTAGCCTGACTGTGCCATTTAGAATGCACCTCCGTAGATGCCTGTGGTTGCTGTTACCGTCGTAAAGGTTCCGGCAGCAGCCGTTGTTGCGCCGATCGTGGTGCCGTTAATCGTCCCGCCTGTAATCGCCACACTGCTTGCGTTTTGCGTCGACATGGTACCCAAACCCGAGATGTCCGTGTTGGGAATCGTGGCCGATGCAGTAAAGGCTGAAGTGCCGTTGCCTTTAACGTAACCCGTTAAGGTCGTGGCCCCGGTACCGCCGTTTGACACCACAAGCGTACCACTCAGTGTTAGGGTTCCGCTCGTAGTAATCGGGCTTCCAGAGAACGTAAGACCCGTCGTACCACCGGATGCAGAAACCGAAGTAACCGTGCCGCCAGCAGCCGGGGTGGCTGAGATCGTAATACCGCCTGCCGTATTGCTGATCGAGACATTAGTTCCGGCGGTTAGCGTATTAAGCGTGTAGCCTGAGCCGTTACCAATCAGCAACTGACCATTCGTGGGAGTAGCCGTGTTTCCGGTTCCTCCGTACGCGACCCCGATGGTAGTGCCTTGCCAAACACCCGTAGCAATCGTCCCGACACCTGTGATACCCGTGTAAGACCCGGTAAGCCGTGAAGTGCCAAGCGTTCCTGAGGATATGTTTGATGCGTTGGTTGTATCGGTTGTGGCTGAAGCTGCCAAGCCTGAGACTGCACCAGCGGCGATAGCAATCGAAGTATTCGTAACCGACGTGACGCGCCCATAAGTATCGACCGCAAAAACAGGCACTTGAGAAGCCGATCCATAAGTCGAAGCCGATACGCCGCTTACATCAAGCGACATCGTTTTAGCGGTTGATCCATCGAAGGTTGTACCGCTGTTAAAGACTAGTCCTGTTCCAGCGGTTAATGCTGCCGTTGTAGTTGCCGTAACCGTCGTCGATCCACCCAGGCTAACCAAGTTGCCGTTAATGGTGATCGAGCTATTGGCAAGCTGAGCGTTGGTAATCGAGCCGGAGGTAATCTGATTCGCGTTAATGGCGATCGAGGTATTCGCGGCGACGGTTATTTGACCCTGGGCATTCACCGTAAAGGTCGGAACCTGGGAGGCAGATCCATAAGCGGCTGCCGTTACGCCCGTGTTGCTGATGTTGATAGTGGTGGCAGGCGAGAAATTAAGACCCGTGCCTGCCGTGTAAATCTGGGCGGACGAAATCTGCGCAAAGGTAATCGCCGTCGTGCCGAATGTAATTGTGCCCGAGGTATTGCAGACATAAGTTTCACCGGCGCCGGTATCGCCCGACGTGACAAAGAAAGCATCGCCTTCGCCAAGGGCCGTCGGGCTTTTCAACCCGTAACTATTCGCATCGGTGGCTCGAGTAAGAACCCAAGCGACAGACCCGCTGCCAACCGTGGTAACCGTATAAACGCCGTTTTGTGCAGCATTCGTTTGGTTGTAAACCAGAATGCGATCGCCAGGGGACGCAGTCGGGCCATCCGGCGCAAAGGCTGCCAAAGTGCCTGCATTAGTAAGCGTAGCACCAACCCCTGATGCGCCGTTGTTATAAGTCGCGGTCAGGTTGCCGGTCGTGCTTGGAACCTCGTACTTAACCGGCGTGTGATAGGTAATGCCCTGCGCCGCGATCGTATCGACATAGGACTTATTGGCAATATCGTTTGCGCTTGTAGGCGTCGTGCTGATCGTGCCTGAAGTGGTCGTTAACGACGTAAACGTGCCAGCCGCGGCAGTGGACGCACCAATCACTGTGCCATTAATTGACCCGCCGGTGATCGTAACGTTGTTAGCATCCTGAGTTGACATCGTCCCCAGGCCGGACACCTGAGTATTCGTAATTGCGATATTTGTGTCGGCAAGTGCAGTTAACTGACCCTGAGCATTGACCGTAGCGGTCAGGGTTTTGGAGGCTGCGCCATAGGAAGCAGCCGTAACGCCTGTGTTTGATATGGCAATCGTTACTGGTGTCGAGCCGTCATAGCTTGTTCCACTTAAACCAGTGCCGATCGTAAGAGGGTTCGCCGCGGCGGCTGTAACAGTTACCGTACCGCCAAGACTCACCAAGTTTCCATTAATCGTAATTGCGCTATTTGCAAGCTGCGCATTCGATACAGTTCCGGAGAGATCCGAAGTTGGCACTGTCGAAACGGATGTAATCGCCGAGGTTCCGTTGCCTTTAAGGTATCCGGACGCAAGCGTGTTGGTTCCCGTTCCGCCGTTGGATACGTTCAAAATACCTGCAAGGACAACGTTTCCTGAGGTCGGCACTCCCGGCGTTAGACCTGTCGTTCCACCGCTAAACGAAATAACACCGCCAACGAGAGAAAATGCCTGCCAAGATCCCGAGGTGTAACCTTCAAAGTTCAGCGTATCTGTGTTGAAACGAAATTGCCCGTCAGTCGGCAAACCAGGGCGTTGAGCAGTTGTACCAACCGGTGGCGTCATAGCACCGGTTCCGGGCATGACAGTATTGCTTGCTAGGCTAATTGTTGGGTTGCCAAGGCTTGCATCACCGCTTGCAACACTGATTTGATTGGCCGTGCCATCAATCGATACCAATCCGGCGCCTGGGCCCGTGGTGCGTGCAACAAGCCCAAAGCCAGAGGAAATGCCTGCAACTTGGGACACAAAGCCAGCAAGCGAAATAGTCGGGTTTGCCGCAGTGCCGTCGGCATTCGATACGGCCAATCCATTGCCAGAGATCGCCAGGGATCTCGGTGTAATGGTCGAGCCTGACTTAGTCAGAATGCCATCGCCAGAGGCAATCAAAGAGGCTAGTGCGCCCTGTACATTGATTGTCAGTGGGCCCTGTGCAAGCCCATCAGTAATGGCCAGACCAGACCCTACCTGAAGGTAGCGGCTCGAGGTTAAAAGCGGCTGCTGAGTAACCGTAATGAACGGGTAATTTAGGCTGATAGAGCCCGAAATAGCCGCAGTCGTGGTCTGTGCCGTCGTGCCATTTTGGCTAATCGGGACCAGTTCCGTGCCCGTTATTGGACCGGCTGAAGGTAGCTCAGAGATTCGCAAGTTGGGCATATCAGTCTTCCAGGCCGTCGATGTTGCCGTTTACCGGGACATTTGCCTGCTCGGGCGAAATGATCGAGGTGTTGTACGGATTGGTGATCAGCGCGTCGTTGTCTACGGTTAGTGGCGTATCAGGACGCGGCCACCGAAGCGTAATTCTCTCAGTTTGTCGGGCAGGAAGTCGATAGGGATCGAACTGATCCTTGCACCCCTCATCGCAAACCATCAGCCCAGGGTAATTCGGGTCCGAAGAAAGCTGAACGTAAGCCCTCTTCATGCTGCACCGACCGCAAATCGCGATCGATAGCACCGTATTGCCATGAGTGTCAAGGAATCTAGGCATTATCGGGTGTACATCGAAATGTTCGGCGCGAAGTAGATCGGGCTCTTGTCGCGCTCTTCCTGCTCGACGTCGTACAAGGCCTCCTTGGCGTACTTTTCAAGCAGCAGAATGCGTTGTTCCTGCACGTCAGGAAGCTCGAGGCTCATCGCATGGGCAAGCATGGCCTGAATGGCCGGGAACCAGCGCTGAGGGACCTCGATGGAGTCCTTTAAGGCCCCTACATCCTCGATCTGACGCTGCCGCCAGCAGACCATTTGCACGAAGCTATTGTTTGGGACCGGCCACAAGTAAACCTGGGGGTCCAGCTTGCGATCAAACCAGAATTGCAGGGGCTGATTGCTTGGGAAGTTGCGGTTTGGCAGGTTCGTGTAGTCGTCCTGATTAAGCCTAGCCATCGGAATATCGGTAACCGTGGTCCCAAAATAGACCTCGCGCATGACCAGAGTACCGGAAACGGCCCTCACGCGGTAATAGGGTACTGATACCCCAGGCTCGATCGTGAACCATGTCCACTCGTTGTCCACCAAGACCGTCGATCCAGGGTTTTTAAGCGTGCTCCAGGTCGACCCATTGGATGAATATTCGATGATCAAGTTGACCGTCGAGGAGGTTCCTGGGAGGAGGCCGACCATCGTGACGTAGGTATCGCCCGTGTACTGAATGGCGATGTTCCCGCCAGGGGAAGTCTGCGTACAAATGGTGTCGGTATTCTCATCGAAGGCATTGGAGACCACGCCACCGGCCGAGGACGTGTAAGAGCCCGAAGGTCTCATCGTCTTGCGGTAGAGCACATTGCGCACGTCCACGGTCCCAACGGGAAGGTCGTAGATGTACTGCAAGGCCTTCATACCGATGATGGTCTGCTCGACGCACCAGAATTGAATCCCGCGGTTTGCGAGGTTCGATAGCAGGTAGTAAAGGTTTTGCCTGGAGGCGTTGACCTGCTCGACCGTCAACGATTCGGCAAACTTACCGCTGCGACGAGCCCCATGATCGATGAGGCTTTGCGTCGTGATGACTGTTTGGCCTACCGTGCCCGATGTTGTCATCGCTACCCCTTAGCATTTCCAGCGCCGTAGGGACGCTTTGGCGCGTTCAGCGGGTCCCTTGGCATTATCCACTACCCCTTGCATCCTGGCGCAAAAGGAGCGCTTTCTGGCGCCTCCTTCGGGCTGTGGAGCCTTCAGGTTTGATCCTGTTTCTCGGTTGTATTTCGCTCTACCCTTGGCGGTAAGACCCGCTCCTTGAGAGACTGGAAGCTTCTCGCCACGGCCGACCGCAAGGCTTGGACCGCCCTCTTTAAGGCGTTCAGGAAGTTTTGCATAGGACTTTCCCCCGACGTTGGATTTGGTGTACTCAGACCCTACGCTCGGCTTGATACCGACCTTCTTGGCGAACGAGGGGTTATGGGCCACCGCCTGCATCAGGCGGAACTGCTCCTTAGACTTGGCTGGCATTTAGGCTACCTGCTGCATGGTTGCAATAACGGAAGGAATCGCAGGATAAGCAGGCGATAAACTGGCAGGCAAGGCCTCCATCGTCAAGGTTACGACGGTTGGAAGCCATACAATTTGAACGTACTGGGCCGCGGTAAGCGACAGGAAGATATTCCAGGCCGCGACCCCATAACCGAATATGCTTGCAGACTTGCGTGCGGGTATCGTTATTTGGGTTGCCGAGTTGGCGAGATCAACGCCATCAACCCGAAACCAAATCGTGACATCCTCTTGCGTGTTTTCGACGTTCTTAAACTGAGCACTGAATTGCAGGTTGTAAATCCCAGCATTAGGCACAGTAATCCTGCTGCTGCTTGCAACCGTAACGCCGTCTGCAACATCCACGGAATTGAACGTCATGGCCGTGCCTGCGCTAATGCTTCCAGCTTGGTCGACGTTGCTGCTAAAGGCACCGTAAGCGTTATCAAAGTTACGAAGGCTATCGAGCGTGGCCTTTACGTTCGCACCGCTCTGGACCATGGGGACAAGCTCCGCACCCGTTAGGGTTGCGGCGGTAGGCATCGCGGAAATCTTTTGATCAGCCATTACGAGGCCTCCAATACGATCTTGCTGTTGTCTTCCTGAAGGACGTACCCTGGGTCTGTCTCATCAAGAATGTAGAAGGTGGTTGTAGGAACCGCACCATACATATCGACCACGCCGTTATCGCCAACGTCCAGGCCCCAATCTGTGCCGCCAATGACGTTTTGAGCCCCTACGCCACGAGCAAACCCATCGGACGTATTGGCTTGATCAGCAACGCCGGTGTAGCCGACGATGCCCATCAGATACCTGCTTGGATGAGATTAAGCGTTGCGGTACCCGATCCCGAGTTCACCAGGACCTTAACACCGGTTACCGGGAAAGCATAGTTGCCATCGGCATTGGCTGCCAGCGAGGCTACCGTGGGGTGCGAGAACCAAGTCGAGAACCCAATAGCGGGATCGTCGAAAGTGTGCTGAACGGTATAGTTGACCGTCCCAGTTACAACGACACCAAACCCGACGTTAAAGGGGCTGATGTTGGTATTCATGACCAGAGCGCTGCTTGAGCCTACTCCTGTCTTTGAAACGGATTGAACTTTCATTGCAAGTCCTTAAAGTAAGCGGGGGCCTTAGCCCCCACCGTTTCAGCACGCGCCGCCGTAAGCCTTCTTAGCAATCCGACCGCCCTTTTTATGGGTGTCGGCAAGCTTCGTAATGTACGGAGGTTTGGTAGCAGGCACCTTCGGGTACTTCACTGCCTTGCCGTCGTCCTGAAGTCCGCCATTCTTGAACTTTTGGATAACGCCACCGGTAGCGTGCTTCTGAATAACGCCGCCGGTTGCATAGGCTGCAACACCACCCGATTTAAGGCCTTTATGCGCCTTGGAAGCAGGCTTGTCCTCGTGGGACTTGAGTTCCTTCTTGATGCCTTTCATCTCGGCCATTTCGGCCTTGTGCATCGACTTGGACTCAACTTCGCCGCCCTTCTTGCGCATCATTGGACCGCGCATACCGCCTTTAGGCACGGTCATCTTTGGGGCGATACCACGACGTGCCGCCATGGGAACGCCGCGCTCTGAGGGCATTGCTGCCTCAGGCATACCGCCAATCGCTTTACGCTGGACATGACCGCCTTTCTTCAGCTTTAACTCCACTGAAGGCTCGGTGGTCATCATTTTCACCATCGGCTTGAACTGACCCATGATCCGCTCCTTATGCGAACGACTTGTAGACGATCGTCACACGGGCAGCGCCTGCACTTGCTGCTGTGCCGGTCTGGCTGAAGGTTACGGTTGCATAGTCAATGTCGCTGGTACCCACATTAGCCAGGC